CTTCGATGCCTTTGAGATACTCGCAAGGATTCAAGAAGAAGAGCGAATGATCGAAGAGTCTGAGAAAGTAGTTGAAGCAAAACCATTTAGAGGATTTGCAGAAGGGAGATCTAAATAATGTACGAGCAAACTTTATATAAAATAATTGATAATCTGGTAAAGCCAAATGTTGTTAAGCAAAAAAACCGTTATAATAAATGGGAATACGGTTACAACAAAGAATACGATATGGTTGTAATAAGCCGTACCGGAAAGATTGGCGAAATATATGAGATTCAAAACCTAAGAATAGCCTTACCGTTAGCTGAAGATGTTTACAAAAAATCAGATAAGAAAGAAGATCAATATTGGGAACAAATACCGGTTAGCAAGGAAATAGAAAAAATAAAAAGTGTATTCGATTGGAATAAATATCCAGATACATTTAAAGAGCACTGGTACGATTATATTGACCAGGAGTTTAAAAGAAGAGAGGAAGGAATGTGGTTTTACAACAATGGTAAACCAACCTATATAACAGGTACGCACTATATGTACTTGCAATGGAGCAAGATAGACGTTGGAGCGCCTGACTTTAGAGAGTCAAACAGGCTTTTCTTTATATTTTGGGAAGCGTGTAAAGCAGATAATAGATGTTACGGAATGGCCTATTTAAAAAATAGACGTTCTGGTTTTTCTTTTATGTCATCCGCTGAATTAGTTAACCAAGCAACAATATCTAGCGATGCAAGATTCGGAATACTTTCAAAATCCGGAGCAGATGCTAAGAAGATGTTTACAGATAAGGTTGTTCCTATATCTATAAATTATCCATTCTTTTTTAAGCCAATACAGGACGGTATGGATAGACCAAAAACCGAGCTGGCTTATAGAATACCCGCATCAAAACTTACTCGTAAAAAGTTAGATGCAAATGAAACAGCAGAAGAACTTGATGGATTAGACACTACTATCGACTGGAAAAACACAGGAGATAACTCGTATGATGGTGAAAAATTAAAATTGCTAGTACATGACGAGAGCGGTAAATGGGAAAAACCAGATAATATATTAAACAACTGGCGTGTTACAAAGACTTGTTTAAGATTAGGTAGTAGAATTATTGGTAAATGTATGATGGGATCAACATCAAATGCATTAGACAAAGGAGGAGAAAATTTTAAACAACTTTATTATAATTCAGATGTTACGAAAAGAAACCGCAATGGACAGACTAGTTCAGGATTATATAGTTTGTTCATACCTATGGAATGGTCCTACGAGGGATTCATTGATACTTATGGCTTACCTGTCTTCGACACTCCGGAAAAACCCGTAAAAGGTGTTGATGGTAATCTAATTGAATATGGTGTTATTGAGCATTGGCAAAATGAAGTTGATGGTTTAAAATCCGATTCAGATGCATTAAATGAATACTATAGACAATTTCCACGTACAGAACAGCATGCGTTTAGAGATGAGACAAAACAATCTTTATTCAATTTAACGAAAATATACGAGCAAATTGATTATAATGAAGATTTAAGAAATACAAACATATTGACAAGAGGTAGTTTTCAATGGGAAAACGGAGTAGCTGATTCAAAAGTAATATTTTACCCAAGTTCCGATGGAAGATTTCTAATTAGTTGGGTACCTCCTAAATATATGCAAAACCGTGTAATAATAAAGGACGGGATGAAATACCCAGGCAATGAGCATTGCGGGGCGTTTGGGTGTGATAGCTATGATATATCAGGAACGGTTGATAATCGTGGTTCTAATGGAGCATTACATGGGTTAACTAAATTCTCAATGGAAGAAATACCTGCTAACCATTTCTTTTTAGAATATATAGCTAGACCACAAACTGCTGAAATATTCTTTGAGGAAGTACTAATGGCTTGTGTATTTTATGGTATGCCAATATTAGCTGAGAATAATAAGGCTAGATTGTTATATCATTTCAAAAGAAGAGGCTATAGAGGCTTCTCTATGAATCGTCCGGATAAAATATGGAATAACTTATCTCCGGCAGAAAAAGAGATAGGTGGTATACCAAACTCTGGGCAAGATATTATACAAGCGCACGCAGCTGCGATAGAAACATATATTGAAACTCATGTAGGAATACAAGGGGATAACTTTGGCACAATGTACTTTCAAAAAACCCTAAATGACTGGGCAAGATTTAATATAAATAATAGAACGAAGCATGATGCTTCTATTAGTTCGGGTTTAGCTATAATGGCATGTAATAAGCATCGGTATACTCCTGTTTATTCTGTAGAAAGAGCACCTGTATCATTAGTCTTTAAAAAATACAATAACAACGGAAATAGTTCAAAAATAATATAATAGATGATTTACACTAATAGTAATAGTTCTTTCCCAAGCCAGGTAGTACCTGATGCAGAAAAACAAACAATAGAATACGGCTATGCGGTTGGTAGAGCAGTAGAGAATGAGTGGTTTAGAGGAGACCGAATAGGCGGTGGAGCAGGGGATAGATTTAGTTCTAACTGGCAGAATTTCCATAAACTAAGACTATATGCTAGAGGAGAACAGTCTGTACAAAAGTATAAAGATGAATTAGCCATAAACGGCGATTTATCATATCTTAATATAGATTGGAGACCAATTCCTATATTGCCTAAATTTGTAGACATTGTTGTTAATGGGATATCTAATAAACTTTATAAGATAAAAGCATACGCTCAGGATCCAGCATCGACAAAAGAAAAAACCGAATATGCAGCGCGCATAATTAGGGATATGATGGCAAAAGATTTATTAGATGAAATACAAAATAAATTAGGAGCTAATCTATATAATACAACAGATCCTAGTACATTGCCTCAGTCTAAGGAAGAATTAGAAATGCGATTGCAACTTGACTATAAGCCGGCAATAGAAATAGCAGAGGAAGAAGTAATAAATCAAGTATTAGATAAGAATAAATATAGCCTTATTAGCAAAAGGGTAAACTACGATTTAACAGTACTAGGTATTGGAGCTACAAAAACATCTTGGAATCCAGCAAATGGAATCGTAATAGATTATGTAGACCCAGCAAATTTAGTTTATTCATACACGGAAGATCCAAACTTTGAAGACATCTACTATGTAGGAGAAGTTAAATCAATTAGTTTAGAGGAACTTAAAAAGCAATTTCCACATCTTTCTGAACAAGATTTAAAAGAGATTGAAAAATATCCAGGTAATGCGAACCTTACTCGTAATTACTACGGACAAGATACAAATGATAATACCGTACAAGTATTATATTTTGAATATAAAACATATTCAAATCAAGTATTTAAGATTAAAAAAACAGAGACAGGATTAGAAAAAGCTTTAGAGAAAGATGATAATTTTAATCCACCAGAAAATGATAACTTTAGCAAGGTATCAAGAAGTATAGAAGTATTATATTCAGGAGCTAAAATATTAGGATTTGAGAAAATGCTAGAATGGAAGTTAGCAGAGAATATGACAAGGCCGTACGCCGATACAACTAAGGTTGAAATGAATTATAATATCTGTGCTCCTAGAATGTATAAGGGTAAGATTGAATCTTTGGTAAGTAGAACTATTTCATTTGCCGATATGATACAACTGACTCATTTAAAGTTGCAGCAAGTATTATCTAGAATAGTTCCAGATGGCGTATTCGTTGATGTCGATGGATTAGCTGAAGTTGATCTTGGTAACGGAACAAAATATAATGCAGCGGAAGCTTTGAATATGTACTTCCAAACTGGTAGTATAGTAGGTAGATCACAAACACAAGATGGAGGATTAAATCACGGGAAAGTGCCGATCCAGGAGCTACAAACATCGTCAGGTAACGCTAAGATACAATCACTTATAGCTACTTACCAGTACTACTTACAAATGATAAGAGATGTTACCGGCTTAAATGAGGCTCGTGATGGAAGCACCCCTGATTCAGATGCTTTAGTAGGCTTACAAAAAATGGCAGCGGCTAATTCAAACACGGCAACTAGACATATTAAAGACGCTAGTTTATATTTAGCTTTAAAAACATGTGAAAACGTTTCTTTACGTATTGCAGATTCATTAGACTTCCCGTTAACCAAACAAGCGTTAATAGAAAGTATTTCACTATTTAATGTAGAAACATTAAAGGAAATAGAAAATCTAAATTTGCATGATTTTGGCATTTATTTAGAACTAGAGCCTGAGGAAGAAGATAAAGCTAAGTTTGAACAGAATATACAAATAGCTTTACAATCAGGTAGCATAGATTTAGAAGACGCTATAGATTTAAGACAGATAGCAAATATAGATTTAGCTAATCAATCACTTAAATTCAAAAGAAAAAAGAAAGCAGAACAAGCTCAAGCAGCACAGCAAGCAAATATACAAGCACAAGCTCAAGCGAACGCACAAGCGTCAGAAGCAGCAGCGATGGCGGAAGTGCAGAAACAGCAAGCATTAGCCCAAACTGAAATTCAGGTGTTACAATCTAAATCACAGTTTGAAATACAAAGAATGCAACAAGAGTTATTAATTAAAAAACAATTAATGGCT